TAGCAACTCGCCAAATCGTAGCGGATGGAGCTCACGTTTACAAACCTAAAGACAAGGTAAAGCTGACCGAAGAGCATAAAGAATATATTTCTAATAATTCTGGAATGATGTCTCCTGTAGAAATAGCTAGAATAATCTTTAAAGACAATAAAATAACAAATTTAAACCAAGAGGCCAAATCTGTTTCAGAATATATAGACTCTTTAGACAATAAGGTGGTTTACCAAGCACCTCAACCCGCCGAGAGCAATGAATATAAACAGCCGAAAACTGTTTTGAGAATGGCTCAACGAATTAATAAATATGTTCATGAAGGTCTAGATGAAAACAATTTAAAATCAAAAGAAAAGGCAGGTGTTGAAGCGTTGATAGGCTACATACATACCTATAGATTTAATCATCAAATTAATAATTACGAAACTCAAAATGACAGAGAGCTATTCGAGTCTAGCTTTATACGTTATGCCTATGACAAGCCGGACCTAACTCAAGAAGAAGTTGACCAATATATAGTTTTATCTTCCGAGGTTGTTATATCTGCAAACATACAAAGAAGAAAAGAGCACTTAACTGCAATGCTTGATGCCGTTGTTGAAGACACTGACGGCAGGGCTTCAATGTCTCTCGTGGAGGTAATCGGAAAAGTAGAAACTGAATACAATCAATCAGTAAATAGACAACAAAAGCTTCTGGAAAGTTTAAAAGAAAAAAGGTCAGACAGACTTAGCAAGCAGATAAAAGAAAACGCAAGCATCCTCAATTTAGTCCAAGTGTGGAAAGACGAAGAGAGCAGAAAGAAAATGATTCATCTAGCGGAAATGAAAAAAGAAATATTAAAAGAAGAGGTGGATAGGCTATCCTCTATGGATGAAATCAAGTGTCGAATTATGGGGCTAGGAGAGGATGAAGCGTTGAATGGTTAAATGTGCTGTCTGCGGCAAAGAGTTCGAAACTGACAGGCAGCTTCATGCTCACCTGAAGGTTCATAAACTTAGGATGGTAGAATATTACCAAAAATACTTTACTAGACTAGATAGGTATGATGGCAAAGTTATAAAATTTAAAAATAAAGAGCAGTATTTTAATACGGATTTTAATTCTAGAACAAATCTTAGAATGTGGCTTAAAAATGCAACCACATCAGAAGTTAAGTCTTATTGCAAAGAAATACTAGTAAAAAGAAAAGATAAAAAAAATTTAATCTATACCCCGTGTCAATCTGAGTTGCGCTCTTTAGTGTTTCCTCCAATTCAATACTATAATCAAATATTTGGAGATTATTATAAGTTATGCTCCGAATTAGGATTCAAAAACAAACACCAAAACTTTAACGAGATTTCAGTAAGCTCTCAGTGGCAAAAACCTGAATACGAAATTTTAATAGACACTAGAGAGCAGCGCCCCCTTAAATTTAAAAGGAATGTAAAGTTAATGAAGCTTGATTATGGAGACTATGCTTTTAGCAGCTCTGAGGCTTCGTGTAAGGCGTTTGTAGAGCGGAAGGCTGTAGGAGACTTCATAGCCACTATAAGTAGCGGCTACGAGCGTTTTCTGCGCGAAATAGAGCGCTCTGTAAAAGATGATGCCAGTCTGATTATAGTAATAGAGCAAAAACTCTCGAGTGTGCTTTATTTTAACCACCAGAGGAAGAAGCATGGGGGTAGGGTATATAGCAAAGTAAAAGCTACTCCTGATTTTATATTTAATAGAGTTAGAGCTTTAAGTCAAAAATTTCCAACTATACAATTTTTGTTTGTTGACGGTAAAAAGGAGTCTGCTAGGATAATAGAAAAAATATTTACATCTGAATGTATTTATAAGAAAATTGACCTACAACTTGCATATGATATGGGTAAACTGTAATGTGGTACGCTAACGAAAAACATGTTCCTAAAGTAGAGAACATTAACCAAGAGCTCCTCAAATTAGAGGGTTCTCTAGACGACAAGGAAGCTAGAATAACACTAGCTAAGTTTCTAAGGAATAATCTTACCTTTACCACCGAGCTGATATCTGGAATTAAATTAGCGCCATTTCAAGAGGTTACTTTGAAGGGTATGCTTAATAAAAATTTTTCTATGTGTGTTTGGGGTCGTGGTTGCGGAAAGACGTTTATAGCTTCGGTTTTTTGTTTCTTGCAATGTATATTTGAACCGGGAACTAAAATACTTATCGCCGGACCAACTTTCCGTACCGCTAGATTTATTTTTCAAAATTTAGAAAAAATGGTTAACTCAAAAGGCGCTGAACTTTTAGCCCAAGCGTTTTCAATGCGTCCATCAAAAAGAAATGACCAGTACGAATGGCAAATCAATGGCGGCTCTATAACAGCAGTCCCTTTGTCTGGCGAAAAAATTCGTGGTTTTCGTGCAAACATATTGGTTCTTGACGAGTATTTGCTACTCCCAGAAGAAACAATTAAAACTGTTCTTATGCCCTTCTTGGTTGCTCCTCAAGACATGGCAGAAAGAATCAAGGTAAGAGAAGTCGAAGACGAGCTTATTAAGCAGGGTAAAATGAAAGAAGAGGACAGAATGACTTTTGAAAATAATTCAAAGATGGTCGCATTGTCTTCTGCGAGTTACACTTTTGAAAACCTGTTTAAAACTTACAAAGATTGGACTCAAAAAATTCATAAACCTGAAGAGGCTGGTGACTCCAGTTATTTTATTTCTCAGATGGGTTACGAAGCTCTGCCTCCAGACATGATAGATACAACTATCATCGAAGAAGCTCGTAGTAGCGGGGGCACATCAAACTCTTCTTTTCAAAGGGAGTATTGCGCTCAATTTACCGATGGTAGTGATTCTTATTTTAGTGCCAAGAAAATGCACGAGTGTACAGTTCCGGACGGGGAACTTCCTTCATCGTTAATAAAAGGAAATCCAGATAAAAAATATATTCTTGGAATTGACCCTTCTTTTTCTAACAGTCCAAGTTCAGATTATTTTGCAATGTCTGTGTTAGAAATAGATGAAGAAAGACAACAAGGTATATTAGTTCATAGTTACGCCGTTGCTGGCGGAGATTTAAAAGAACATATCGATTACTTATATTATGTTGTTACTAATTTTGATATTGAGATGATATGTATAGATAACGCTGGTTTTCAATTTATAGATAGTTGTAATGAGTCTAAAGTATTTTCTAACTCTAAATTAAATTTAAGCTTTTTTGATTTTGATAGTAATAAAGAAGATTTAGATTACGAAAAAGAAACAAGAAGAGTTCGTCGAGAGTATAACAAAGAATCTGGAAAAATTGTATTTAAACAAATATTTGGTTCTGATTGGTTAAGAAAAGCCAACGAACATTTACAAGCATCTATAGACCATAAAAAGATTTGGTTTGCTTCTAAAACAGTAGCTAGCGCATCTGAATTTAACCGGCAAACAGCGTTGGCCGTACCTGTTAAATACACTGGGGCAGAAAACATTCTAGACCTTATAGAAACTCAAGATGACTTGGTTTATCAAACCAAGAAGCAATGCGCCATAGTTGAGGTTAAGAGTACTGCAAGGGGAACGCAGACGTTTGACCTTCCCCATCATTTAAAACGCTCCACAAGCGTAAATAGAGCCAGAAAAGATAATTATACGACACTTATGTTAGCAAACTGGGCTTTAAAATGCTATTATGATATAATGAAAGTGGATAAATCAGCACTAAACCAAACTTTTAACCCAATAATGTTGCCTTAGTGTGTAATCTTTTTTAGGAAAATGGCTGAGAACAAAATTAGATTATCTCAAATTTACAAACCGGACTTATCTGGTTTTGTAGGCGATTATGTGGCTGGTAATAATCTAGTTGGCCCCACAGGCCCAACCGCGCCAACCGGGCCACTTGGCGATACTGGACCTCAAGGAGCCCAAGGTATTTCTGGACTAATTGGCTCAACTGGCCCTAGAGGTTTCACGGGACCGCTAGGCGGACCCACTGGGCCTACCGGGCCTCAAGGGCCTCCTTACGCTGAAGGCGTAGCTTTTAGAGTTTATAATCCAGCTATGGATGGGGAAGGCACAGGCGACTTCAACACAGAAACACCCACAGCAGCAAGAGGCTTTTCTCTTTTAAAGCTCACTGGGATTTCAGGAAATCCCGAGTACAATGAAGGGAATCACTACGATTCTGCACAATTTTGTTTCATTGTTCCTAACGATGGATTTTATCGTTTAAGTGCAGATGTAATGTACAAGCTCGCGGGAGCAGGTAATACAATGCCAGCCCTCGCAATAATGAAAAACATTCATTTGAATGATAATGTTGGGGCTCCATTAACAGGTGGGACTGGTTTTATTGCATTACCAAGAGGCAACGTAGATGATTCTAGTATGCATGACCATGTTATTGCGCTGGCTAGTGCTGATGGAGATGTAGATTATGGCGGAAACACTAGCGGGGTTTATCATTGCTCAACAAATGTAAAAGCAGTTTCTGGGGATAGATTTTTCGTAGCAGCTTACCATGCGGAATATAAAGAGGTGAGTGCTAGTGTAGCTCCCGGTACTATTTTTCATGGCGCTCACTATACTAGATTTGAAGGATTCAGATGTGGCGGACAAGGTCCTTCTGGAGCGACTGGACCCGGTAGTACCGTAGCTGGGCCTACCGGACCAACCGGACCTCTTGGGGGACCTACTGGTCCTTCTGGCGCGGCAGGACCTAGTGGTCCGGCAGTTACTGGTCCAACAGGGCCTGCAAGTAGCGTAGCTGGACCTACCGGACCTATTGGGAATACTGGCCCAGCAAATACGTTTGCACATGGCTCAGATAAGTATGTACAAATTAATAAGAGT